AATTCTTTTTTGTTGATCTGGCCAATTAACCCATCCTTTTTCATTAACATTCCACCCCCAGATATTAATATAAGATTGGGTTAATCCTTTTACTATGTTTTTTCTAGGAACTACCAACATATCAACGTTATTTGAATCTAGTATTGTTTTTAAATTCTTTACTAAAAACTCATTAGGAATCTCATCAGCATCTATTTGGAATATATAATCTCCTTTACATTCGCTTCCTAAATAATTTTTATTCTCCAAAAAGTTTTGTTTAAAATCAAATGGGAAGGCACTTACTTTATCTTGGTGTTGGTCTAGTATATCTAATACCTCATCTGTAACTCTATTTTTATCATAAACAATTACTATTTCATCCTCTTTATCAATTATAGGAGATAAAAACTCTATAAGATATTGAAGTTCTAAATGCTCATTACAAACTGTTATTCCGTAACTTATTTTCATTATAGATTTATATTTACAGGGTTAATGAATTCATTTTCATTTTTTTTATGGAATTGTAAGCTGTAAGAATGGGGAGTTACAAAAGAGGGTAATGAGATTTCTTTTTTTGATAAATGACCATTCATGTAAGGGATAGCCATTAATTTTTCCTCATGTATTGAATTACCCTGTTTATCCTTAACTATTAAAATAGCATAATCAAATTCACAAGAACATCCAACTTGGCTTCTAACTTCATTCCATTTAGATGACCAATCTAAATTAAGTGGGGTTGATACTACTGACATCGATTTAAAATTTATATTATTTAATTTTTGTTTTCTTCTGTTACAACCACAATCCTCCTTACCTCTTAATTTAGCTATATACATAGCTAACCTTTTACCTTGGCCTAAAGTAAGTATAGATATTATTTTTTCTATTAAATTTCCTAATTTCATGGTATAACTTGAATATACGATAAAGCTTCTATAAAATCACGTTCTTTAAAATATTTTACAGTAGACATATCAGTTTTATATCCTTTTTCTTTATCTTTAATAGCTTTTACTCCAGCCCAAGCCCAATCATTACGGCTACTTCCTATAGCAAATACTGTTCCCTTATCTTTTACATTAATGTGGGTGGGCATCCAAATTTTTCCAGTTTCCTCTTCTTCATCCATTAATTCTTTATATAATTCAGGAAGAGTTTCTATTTGCTCATTATAGAATGTATTATCTTTTTTTATTATACTATTACTTTGGAAACCACAACCATAGCATAATTCTATCTTTATATCCTTTGTAACTTCTTGGACATAACAGGCATCAGAACCACACCTAGTACATTCTTTCAAATCATCGTATTGCATATTATAATTTTTATAAAGTTGGTAATTCTAATTTAGGTAAATTAAAATTTAATTGAGTTGCAAAATTTGGAACATATTTTTGTAGTGTTTCATCTACTAATTCTTCCATTTTACTATAACTAAAATTAGATTTACTAAAGTTCTTTTGTTTTTTAGATTTTAAATTATATTGTTTATACTTTTTATAACAAGATTTTAGGTTTTGATTTACTGCAGGTAATGAAGGTTTAAACCATTGGGCTTCTTCTATTAACCAGTTATTAGCAGCACTTTTATGTACATTTTCTAATTCCCCAGGAAGTAAAGTACTAAAATCAGGTTTTAAAAAATCCAAATGTCCTGACCATCCTGATGCTATTATAGGTTTGCCTGTAAGGCTAAATTCTAGTAAAGGACGGCCATATCCCTCCCCTTTTGTTAAGCTAACCATTGCTTTTACTTTAGGATGGTTATATAATTCATTCATCTCTTGGTCATTAAATTCTCCATTAAGTAAATAAATATTGGGTAGTGAAGATGAGTTAATTGTATTTTTAATGGATTTAATTTTATCTAAAATGTTTTCTCTACTCATATAAGATGCTACACCCATTGAAGCTTTTAAAATTAAAGCAGGTTTGGTTTTTGACATCCCTTTAAATGATTCATAAAATGATCTAATTAATACTGCTAAATTTTTTCTATCATGACCATATTCACCTTGAATCCAATGTCCTACATTTAAATAACAAAATGATTCTTTAATATCCTCTAAATTAATTGTTTTAATTTCACCACTTGGGATTGATTTATAAACATCCAAATTTGCCCCTTCAAATATTACTTCTATTGGCTTATTTAATTGGATATGCTCTTCTAATGCTTGGGTTTGTTTATTTCTTTTTTCAAAATTCATGCTTTCAAACATTCCCTTAGCAAATGTAGATGAAACCCAATTTAAATCCATTCTATTTAACCCTTGGATCCATTCAGGTTTACATACTGTAGCCTCAATACCCGCAGTACATCCTATATTATATTTTCCAACGGGTTGAAATTCATTTGGTATTGTAATTTGCATCCAAATATCGGGTTTAGATTCTAATTTTTGGATTTGTAAACTTAATAAAAACCCCCATTCAGGATGATCTTTACAAAAGTCCCAAGAGGTATTTCCCCACCTCTGAGCGAGTAGTTTTACATCATACCTTTGGGTATTAATAATAGACTTGACAATATCACGAGAACGAGCTCCATACCCTGAATAAGTATCAAATGGGCAGCTAATTACAAAAACTGGTTTATTCATTAATAATAAATTTTATGTTTTAAAAAATTTCCTTTAAATTCTGTGGCGTTAATTAATTCATACTTTTCTCTTGGCTTCCAAGTATTAAACAACTCATCAAATGCTTCCATTACTCTATTGGCTTGATGTTTAGATGTAAATCCAGCTTCATTACTAATAGCCCATTCTCTACCTTTTAATCCCAACTGTTTTCTTTCTTCTTTAGGTAAATTATAAACTTCAACTAGTCTTTCAGTAGCATCTTCCCATTTACATCTATCATCAAAAATATAGGGGGTTGGGGGAGAACCTTGGATGGATCTACAAGCGGGGTAAACAGGAAATGCCCATTCACCATGCTTTTTGTAGGTGCTTTTATGGTTAGAAGGGACATCTGGGGAGGGGGTAAACCATTTTCCATTTTCGTCAGTAAATCTCATTTGGTCTTGCATCCCCCCCGTTGTATTAGCAATAATGGGGGTACCAGCTAAAATAGCTTCAGTAATGGTTAGCCCCCAACCTTCGTTTGAAGTTAATAATATTTGGACATCAGCAATATTATATAAATAGTTTAATTCCTGTTGGGATAATTTTTGATGTGAAAATTTTATAGCATTTGGGTAATTTTCATCAAAAAAATATTCTTTTACTTTATATAAATCGGTACCAGCATCAGTAACTGCCTCTGTATGTAATACCATTTTACATTTATCAGCCTTTTCTTTAGGAAGTGTATCTAAAAATGCTCTAAAGGCTAACATTGTATCTGGTATTTGTTTTCTCCTAATATTTCTAGAATTAAAAAATACGATAAATTCTGGGATGTCTTTATTAAAGAAATTTATTTTAAATTTTTTTAATTCTTTATCTTCAGGGTTTATAGGTTTATAAATATCTGGGTTTAAACCATGAGGAACGTATTTAAATACTTTATTTTTAGCCTTATTACCTAATACAATTTTATTTATATTGACGGTTTGTTTTGAAATCCCCATTAATAGATCACATGCCTCATAGTATGCTTTATTATACATTGGAGCAGGATAATCATCCCAAATATTTAAATACGTAATAGGAATATTTTTACGGATTTCATGTTCCATATTAAACACCCAAGTAAAATACCTTGGGTCTGTAATAAGCATAATAGCATCTGGTTTTTCTATCTTCAATATTTGTCTAAGCAAATCAGGGGTTCCATAACCATTTGTAGGGTATAAAACTACAGATGCATCCGGGGTGTTAGTATTATCAATAATGCTTTGACTTAAATCAATTTTTTTCCCAATATCAGGATGTTTAATAGCTCCAGCTATTTGCACCCAATTAAAATGATGGGAAGTATGCATTACAATTTCTTGAGCCACAGTTGCAACCCCAGAATGTACTCTTATATCATCACAAAGTAATAATATCTTCTTCCTTTTGTCTTTAGAAAGGTGTTTAAAACTTTTATTCATTTAGTTTTGGATTTATAGTTCGAGATTAGTTTGATTGTTAATTGATTTACGAAAATCTTCATCTGTAAGATACAAAAACAAAGCCCGATCAGCAAGTTTTTGAAAGGAAAATTTACGTTTTACACATTCAATTTTAAAATTCTCGAATAAATCGCTTTTGACTTTAACACTAGTTAGTGTCATATCTTTTTTTGCGCTCATAATCTTTATTTTATAACATTATTTAGGTATACATATATACGAAAATTAGTAGATTATACCTTCTCCACAATTTTCTTTATCTTCTTTATAGGGACAAAAGTTACAATTCCATTTACTTGGAGATTTTGGATATTCTATATCTTTTATGTCTCCATTAGAATTAAAACATTCATTTATGAAATTATTTATAGCTTTTTTAGCTCGTCCTAGTTTAATTTTACCACTTGGTGGGCTAAATTGCTGTACCCTATATGCTTGATGGGGTGACATTATTTTTTCATCATCCCAATCCATTACTTTTCTTTTAACAATAAAAAATTCAATTTCAATTTTATCTAAAGGTATCCCATACTGTTCTGAGAAATATTGTTTGTATAAAAGTAATTGATATTGTTTATCTTCATTTTTCTTATCCTGATCCCTCCACCCACGAGTGCTTGTTTTAATATCGATTATTTTAAATGTCTTTGTTTCCTCATGGTACATGACAACATCTAAAAAACCCGCGTATAATATGTTGTTATACATTTTATTTGGCGCAATTACTAATGGTATTTCGCAACCAACTAAATGCCAACCACGTTTGGAGAAGTACCTAGATCTTTTTTTCTTAAACCAATTTAAAATACCCATCCCATCATCAAAAAATTCTCTCATTTCTTCAGCTGAGGAAAAATGTTGGTCTTTGTTTTTCTTGTATTGGTTTCGATATTCACCTATAAATTTTTCTTGGAAAAATTCTTCCATATCAATTTCCCTATCTGCTACAGCAAAGGATTTATCATATGCTACATCTAAATAGTGTTGTAGTACTTCATGTATAGCGGTTCCAAATACAGTATGAATTGAGGATGTAAAACGTTTAATTTTATCTTTATACTGTAATTTCCACCTATGGGGGCACCCTCTAAATATAGACATCTGAGAATATGATATATTCTTTTGATATGCATAATTAACGGGTGTAGGAGGATTATTTCTAATCTCCTTTATGATTTTTGGGATTTTTTTAGCCAAACTATTTTTTCCATTTGTTGCGCCCAACTAAGAGCCCAATGATACCATAATTGGCTATATCTATAAATGTATCTTGCATACCTTCACCTTCAACAAATGATCTACCGTTAATTAATAGATTTTTTAAACGTGATATTTTATCGGTTAATCTAATACATAACCCAGTTAGTGAGAATTGTTTATCATCGCTATTATTAACGATATCTCCGCCTAAAGCAATGTTATTTAACCCATAATCCATATGCTTACGAGCAAACATTTCATACATTTCTTTTTGAATTTGTTTAAATTCATCTGATAGTTCTGGGTATTCATGTTCAAATATCTCTACGGGACTTGAATTTAAATGGGGTGTTGGTTTTGGTCTTTTAGCATCCATAATTTCTCTATCACTCATCATTTCGTAGTATTTAGTTATTGTATCACCCATTTACTTGTACTGGTCTATTAATATTGAAATATGTATCTAATGTTGTAAGTCTATCATCAGCATCAACTAGATTTATAAGTGCTTCTTCAGCATTTTTATAAAAATCTTCTGTTGAATGGT